CTTGGATTCGGAAGGATAAAGATTCCGATCTTGACATCGTCAAATCATACTATGGTTATAGTAATGAGAAAGCTCGTCAAGTCATGAGGATTTTATCCACTGAACAAATCGATTACATGAAACAACGACTTGACATTGGTGGTAAAAAATGACACAAACAACTGAACCTCAGGTTTCTTGGTCTCAAAATAAGATGATTGAGGTCAAGTTAAATGAACCTGATGATTTTTTGAAGGTGAGGGAAACTCTTACTAGGATTGGAGTGGCTTCACGAAAAGAGAAGAAACTTTACCAATCCTGTCATATTCTCCATAAACAGGGTAAATATTACATCGTACACTTTAAGGAGTTATTTGCTCTTGATGGCAAATACGCTAATCTTACTGTTAATGATGTTCAGCGTAGGAATCGTATTACTCGGTTGCTTTCTGACTGGGGTCTAGTGTCAGTTGTTATTGAAGATAATATCCTTGATATTGCTCCTTTGAATCAGATTAAAGTTCTTCCTTATCGTGACAAGAACGATTGGGTATTGGAACAGAAGTATAATATTGGTAAGAAAGTAAAGGAAGAAGAATCTAAATAATTCTGAGTCTTTCGTGCAGACTCTACGAATGTCGGAAACCCGTATGAGGGAGTGTAGTTTTTACTACACCCCTCTTTTTTGTATCTGTTATAATTAGTATGTGAGAGGTTCGGGTTCTACTGAACCCCCTTTTACGCCAAAGATGCCTTCGGGGTCTTTGATTTACATACTCGCTTACTAAGGAGAACTATGTCTACACTAGCAAGGTATAATGTTGCCAATATCGACCAACTGGTTGATAGAATCGCAAGAAATAGTATTGGAATGGAAGACTACTTCAATCGTGTCTTCACCCATGAAACAAACAACTACCCACCATACAATCTAGTTGCTGTAACTGAAGATCAGTTCAAACTAGAAATTGCATTGGCTGGTTTTGCTGAGACTGATGTAAAGGTCTTCACAGAACGGGGTAAACTGGTTATTGAGGGAGCTAAGGCTACTGACACACCTGATGACGCATATGTTCATCGTGGTCTCGCACAGAGGTCTTTCACAAGGGCTTGGACCATCGCTGATGATACCGAGGTCAAGTCTGTTGATTTTATGAATGGTCTTCTCACTGTCACTCTGGGTAGAATTGTTCCAGAGAAACATCAGAAGAGAATCTGGTATGGTTTAGACGAGACTGATAAATAATCCATATCGTCGCCGCGGGGTAAACTGGCACAATCCAGTTGACACCCCCCTTTTTTTATGCTATACTTTAATCGATAAAGAACTACCTATGCCCAAGAAAGAAAAGAAAGACAGTAAGGGTCGTAAAGAAGAGTGGAGTTGGGAAGAGACTCCTGAAACGAAAGCAGCTATTGCTCGTCTTCATGACACTATTAGTAAACTGGAATTAGAAGCACCTGATTATGGAGTTGGCAAATGACAATTAAACTTGCACTACTGAAGTCTGGTGAAGACGTTATTGCTGATATGGAGGAGATGGTTGCAAATGACCAGGTAGTTGGATACTTTTTTAAGTATCCTTGTTCTGCTAAATTAATTGGTAATGAGTTAAACAAAGAAGGTAAAGCACCATTCAAACTAAGATTGACACCATGGATGCCACTTAGTAAGGACACTACTATTCCTGTTGTTGCTGACTGGGTCATTAGTATTATGGACCCAATAGATGATTTAAAAGAAACTTACGAAAAAGGTATTAAGAGTTATGGAAATCAAGAATCTGAAGTTATTGGTGCTGATGAACAATCAGTTGATTCTGAGTCAGATTGAGGAAGTAACTTCTGAATTAGGTGAACCTGATTGTAAGTTAACTGAACCTTTTGTGGTTAGTACATCAGACGATAGGATTACTATACAAGAGGGAGTCATGGTCTTATCTCCTTGGTTAATGAATATAACCAATCAAAATACATTTATGATTAGTTCAGATAAAATCTTGACTATTGTGGACCCTAACACTAAACTTACTAAGAAATATGAGGAGATGTTAGACAGAGAATGAGATTCTATACTAATGTCCAGATGATTGGTAACAACTTTCTCGTCCGAGGATATGAAGACGGTCGGAAAGTAATGTTTCAGGAGAAGTATAACCCTACTCTCTTTGTCAAATCAAAGAAAGAGACTAAGTGGAAAACACTTGAGGGTCAATATGTTGAACCTATTCAACCTGGATTGGTAAGAGATTGTAGAGAGTTCATCAAAAGGTATGATGGAGTAGAAGGATTCAGTGTCTATGGAAACGAGAGATATGTTTATCAATATATCTCAGACAAGTATGCTGAAGAAGAGATTAAGTTTGATATTAATAAAGTCGGACTTGTCACGATGGATATTGAGGTCCAGTCTGAGGAAGGATTCCCTAGTCCAGACTCATGTTCTGAAGAGATGTTGTCTATCTCTATTCAGGACTATGCGACCAAACAGATTACCACTTGGGGTCGTCATCCCTATACGCCATCACAGAAGAATGTAACTTATCACTACCATAGTGATGAGATTGCAATGCTTGAATCTTTTCTGTATTGGTGGGAACAAAATACTCCTGATGTGGTTACTGGTTGGAATGTTCGTTTGTACGATATTCCATATCTCTGTGGTCGGCTGTCCCGTATCATGGGTGAGAAGAAGATGAAGCAACTCTCACCGTGGAAGATGGTAGACCATGATATGATTGGTATCTCTGGTCGTGAATATAATGTCTACTCGATTGTTGGTGTCACTACACTCGACTATCTGGAACTCTACAAGAAATTTACTTATGTAAACCGTGAGTCCTATCGACTGGACTTTATCGGTGATGTTGAGCTGGGACAAAAGAAACTGGACCATAGTGAGTTTGATACGTTCAAAGATTTCTATAGGGGGAACTGGAAAAAGTTCATTGACTACAACATCAAAGACGTTGAACTTGTTGACCGTCTGGAAGACAAAATGAAACTGATTGAGTTAGTCATCACCATGGCATTTGATGCAAAGGTGAACTTCATTGACCCTATGGCTCAGGTTCGTATGTGGGACACGATTATCTACAATTATCTAAAGAAGAGAAATATTGTCATCCCACCCAAAAATAGGTCCGAAAAGGATGACAAATTCGCTGGAGCATATGTCAAGGAACCCAAACCAGGTGTCTATGAATATGTGGTGTCCTTTGACTTGAACTCCCTATATCCTCACTTGATGATGCAGTATAATATCTCTCCTGAAACACTCATGGATGAGAGACACCCTAGTGTGACAGTCGATAAAATCCTGGAAGAGAAACTCAACTTTGAACTTTACAGTGACTATGCCGTCTGTGCTAACGGGGCTATGTTTCGTAAAGATACTAAAGGTTTCCTACCTGAATTGATGGAGAAGATGTATGCTGACCGTAAGGTTTTTAAGAAGAAGATGTTGAAGTCTAAACAACAACTAGTGGACATTGAAGCTGAAATGAAACGACGGGGTATTAAGTAATGGGATATCTGATTGGTGGGGCTGGTGAAGGTGTTGAACAGGAAATAACAGCATCCTCTGACAATCCCTTTGCAAATTTGTCTGATTCTGATTTAATACGGTTGAGAAATCAGACAGAAAAAGATGTCGCGAAGTTCAACAATTTCCAGATGGCTCGTAAGATTGCACTCAACTCTGCTTATGGTGCTATCGGTAATCAGTATTTTAGGTACTATAAACTGGCCAATGCGGAGGCGATTACGCTTTCTGGTCAAGTCTCTATCCGTTGGATTGAGAATAAAGTAAACGGTTATCTAAATAGTTTGTTAAAGACAGAAGATGTTGACTATGTCATCGCATCTGACACTGATTCAATTTATCTTAATTTCGGACCTCTTGTTGATAAATTTTTTAGCAATAAGTGCGGCGAGAAGACTAAGATTGTGGGAATCATTGACCAGATTTGTCAGGACAAACTGGAACCGTTTATTGAGAAAAGCTACCAGAAACTCGCGACGTATGTAAACGCTTACGACCAGAAGATGCAGATGAAGCGAGAGAATATCGCTGATCGTGGCATCTGGACGGCAAAGAAACGATACATTCTCAATGTTTGGGACAGTGAGGGTGTCAGGTATGAAGACCCGAAACTGAAGATCATGGGTATTGAAGCTGTCAAGTCTTCGACACCAGCACCCTGTAGGGACATGATTAAAGGTGCCCTAAAGTTGATGATGAATGGGACCGAAGAGGATGTCATTAAGTACATTGACGACTGCAGGGGTAGGTTCAGCAAGATGACACCTGAGGAGATTGCCTTCCCTCGTAGTGTTTCTGATGTAAACAAACATAGGAGTCATTCTACAATCTACGGCAAGGGATGTCCAATGCATGTTCGTGGTTGTCTCCTACATAATCATTTGGTGAAGGAGATGAAATTAGATTCTAAGTATTCCTTCATCAGTAATGGTGACAAAATCAAATTCATTCACCTGTCTAAACCAAATCCTATTAGGGAAAATGTGATTTCTTTTGCTTCTGATTTTCCATATGAATTTGGACTTGGCAAATACATTGATTATGACCTACAATTCAACAAAGCCTTCCTTTACCCTGTCAAGGTAATCCTTGACGCTATCGGTTGGAATGTTGAGAAAACTGTAAACCTAGAACTTTTTTTCGCATAAATGGACCTACCAATCAACGACAAAGAATTGGATACTATTGTAAGTGCCCTCAGACTGGGTGGTGATGCAGCTCTTTATCAAAAACTAAACACGGTTAAGGAAGTTAGAGATACAAATCCTGGAGGACCTTACAAGAAAACACTCAGAGAACAATATGGGATGACGATTTGAATGACTAATGAAAATACATCATCAGTAGATAGGATTGCTGATGCACTTGAAAGAATTGCAACAGTTCTAGAATCTGGAGCTCATATCAATGTTGATCATGCACGTATAGATGAGATACACGGAGATGTTGTTACTCACCCCAAAAATTTTTAGTTTATTATGGATTTTTTAAAAGAGATTGTAAAAGAGATTGGTGATGACTATACCCAACTCGCCTCAGACATCGATGACGCGGAAACTTTCGTGGACACGGGTTCGTACATTT